AAGAATGCTTGCTCATTACATGCAAGACGAGGAGTTTATAAATGAAATCATTGACGGAGATATACACACCCTTAATCAGAAATCTGCAGGACTTGAATCTAGAGATCAGGCGAAAACTTTCATCTATGCCCTCATATACGGAGCAGGAGATGCAAAACTTGGCAAAGTGGTTGGAGGAAATCAAAGAGATGGCAAAAGACTTAGAGAACAATTCTTTAATAGTAACCCATCATTTAAATCTCTTAGAGATAGAGTACAAAGAGCAGCAGCAAAGAACTTCCTCAAAGGATTAGATGGTAGAAAACTTTTAATTCGCACTCAGCACGCTGCTCTCAACACTTTATTACAAGGTGGAGGAGCTATAGTAATGAAACGTGGGTTAGTTATGTTAGACTCTGCCATTAAATTAAATACACTAGATGCTAAGTTTGTAGCCAATATTCATGACGAATGGCAACTGGAAGTGAAAGAGGACATAGCAGACTTTGTAGGGGAGCTTGCAGTTAAGTGTATTATTAAAGCCGGTGAATATTATAACCTTAGATGTCCAATGGATGGGGAATACAAGATAGGAGAGAACTGGAGTGAAACACATTAAACCAAAAGATAGTAGTCGGAAGGGAGATTTAGCTGAGTATTACGCAGTAACTTGGTTATGGGATCATGGTTATGAAGTGTTTAAAAATACAGGATGTACTGGACCAATAGATATGATCGCAATAAAAGAAGGGGAAACTATTTTAGTTGATGTTAAAACCGGACAACCACAACTTCATAAAAAAACTGGTAATGGAATAACTAAATGTCAAAGTAGAAGTAAGGAACAAAAAAAATTAGGTGTTCAATTACTACAATTT